GTTAGAATTCCAACAGTCAATAATGGTGAATATTTTCCCAGTGATATTTTAGAATTTTCAAATGAGATAGGATTTCATCCAACTCAAAAGCCAGTAGCCTTGTTTGAGTACCTAATCAAAACCTATACCAACGAAAACGAGCTAGTCTTAGATAATTGCAGTGGCAGCGGTACAACGGCAATCGCTTGCATGAACACCAATCGCCGGTTTATCTGCATTGAGAGAGATGAGACATATCATCGCAAATCTATTGAGAGACTGGCTAATCATGAGCCACTTTTGCACATGGAGGATAAATGATGACGGCAGAAGAAAGAGCCTTGATGATTGAAGACATGATCGAGCGGGGGGAGGTCTATGATGGGTACAAGGATCATGAAAAGGTACAAGCTACAAAAGAGAATAGACATCACTGCACCAAAGAGAGGTTCATGAGCGTGTATTCTCCAGAAGTGAGCTGGAAGATCATGGCGCAAAAACTTGGGATGAGTGAATCAACTTGCATCAACTTCGGCAAAAGGTATTTAGCTGATCAAGGTTATAAAAAACGTCTGATCTTCAGAAAAGTGCTGGATGAGCAAATTGTCGTAGCATTCAAAGGGTACCCAAGTAAAAAGTTGATATCCATTGCTAGAGAGTTAAATATGCATCCTAGTTCTCTCATTCCTAGAGCCAGAAAGCTGGGATTGATGCCATGAGAAAAGAGATGACACCAGATGAAAGAGTTTTGATGATCGAAGAGATGATCGAGCGTGGAGAAGTCTACACTGGATATCGATCAAATAAATGTCCATCATCGCCGATGCCAAAGAAATCAAATATAAGAGCTGGGGGCATAAAGGGCAGAAGGATGGCTGATATATCCGATGCTCAATTGGCGGAAGCTTTAAAGCAATATCCTGAAAAAGGCTTAACCGCTCTAGCAAAAGAACTCAATGTTAATTTGGGATCTCTTCGCTATAGGATGAGAAAGCTGGGAATTATATGTTAATTTGGAAGAGATAGCTTTTTCATCTTCTCTTCAACTCGATCCAGTCTATCAGACAACTCGTTGTCGCCAATAAGGATTTTAGTTTGATCTTTGGCTTGAGCATCGATTTTGCTTTCTAAAATATTGATTTTCTTTTCAATCTCTTGTCTCTCAAAGTCACATACCAAAGTATGGTCTTTGTCTTCTCTTTCTTTCTTTTGCATCTTCTGAAACATCAAAACGACAAGGATGATTAAAGCAAGTGGGGTATTGTCTTTGGTGATCTTCATGAGCTGCTCAAACTGATTGATTTCAGGTGGCAATTCAATGCTTGAGTGAGTAGGCTGGATAGGTTGAGCTTGTGCAATAATCATCGGCTCGTCTATTGGTGCTAAAAACATATCTTCTTCTTTCTGATATATAAACTGATCAGGTACCAACTTAATTTTAGTGTCTTTTTTGAGTAGCTTTTCAACTTTCTTTTCTCCATAGTGGATGACTAGCTTTGATCCTTCTTTAAATTCGCAAGCCTCCACCTCGTAAGTATTGCCTTTAAAATAAATCTTGCCTGTTGTGGTGATAAAAAATTCATCATCGATTATGCACATATTTTCACCTTGAGCGTGTTTATCAATTCGGTTGCTTTCTGCACCTAGTTTTAAATTTTATTTGATATAATGGTATTTTGTGCAATAAGATATAAGTTAATTGATTAAGGTGAACAAATGACTTCATTCCCATATATGACCATGACAAGATCCACTCAAGAGATGCCGTATCTATCTCAAGAAAGACCACATTTTCAATCTTATGGGATCAGTGGAACATCTATTCAAGGCGGGTATATCACTGGCAAGGAACAAAATCCGGCGCTATCTGGCAGATCATGGACCAGAGAAGCAGAAGATATGCTGGCCACTGATCCAATCATCAGACGGTCTTGGAGCTTGGTCAAGCAAACTTTATTATCTGCAAAGTGGGAATTTAAGGCTGGCAAAGACGGCGATCAAACCAGTGAGGAGCTTGCCAGATTTGCCAATGAAGCATTCGGATTTAAGGGATATCCGGGGATGATGGAATTGTCTTTTGAAGATCAACTAAATTATCTCTTGGAATTTATTCCCCACGGTTGGAGATATGCAGAAGAAATTTATTGTGTTGCTAAAGACTCACTAGGAAAAGAGAAGGTCTTTCTCAAAAGATATGCCGACCGTGAGCCTTCATCTCATCAACAATGGTTATCGGCTGACAAGCAGAATTTAGATGGCGTTATTCAAATCATGGTTGGCGGGGTAAACCCCGAACCTATTCCGGCGTCAAAACTTTTGCTTTTGACTCTCAATCGTACTGGATCAAACTTCGAAGGGATTGGCTTATTAAGGCCATGCTGGTGGTGGTGGAAAGAAAAACAACGGTCTGCCACTCTCATGGCTATCGGTCTTGAGAAATGGGCTGTACCTACGCCAATTGTTAAAGTCAATCGTCAAGCGATCGATCAGATGGGAATTTCAAGTGGTGATGTTGAGGCAATGATCAATGAGGCTCAGCAGCAGGCGCAAGCTTATGTTGTGCAGGAGCAGAGCTATCTAGTTGAAAACAATATCGTTTCTTTTGATACCTATGGAGGATCAGCCGGCTTTGATGCTGGCGGCGCTTTACAAGTCATTCAAGAGTGCGACAATCAAATTTCTCAAGCCTTCATGGCTCAATTTATGAATTTGGGGATATCCGACACTGGATCTAGATCAGTCGGTGAAGTGCATCTATCCGTTTTTAGAAGAGCATGTATCAATTTTCTTGACCTGGTGGCCAGTGCAATCAGTGGACAAGATAGACGGGGAGGCGGCACAATTGGCCGTCTTATTCGTTGGAATTATGGAAACATCGAGACAACAAAACTTCCCCGCTTAGTGCATACCGGCCTAGATGCTGATGCACTTGCAGACGCTTTGATCTCATTGCCTTCCTTGGTACAAGCTCAACTCTTAACACCAGATGATGACCTTGAGCGTGCTATCAGACAAAAGATCGGCGCCGGTCAGTTGCCAATGGAAGCCACTAGAACGGCACAAGACCGAGCAGTTGCACAAAATCCAGCCTTGGCGATGGCTGAAAGATTGCGAGCTATAAGATGAATGAAAAACAAATCTCTTTGGCAAAACAGAGACTAATGAGCAGACGCGTTGGCGCTTATCTCAATGCTCCTAAAAAATATGAGGGAATTGATTTTACTCCACCTCAAGGGGTAAGAGATGCAGCGATCAGAGCACTAAAGAAACGATCTGAGCAACCACCTTCAAAGCGTGGTATGACGGCGGTGGGTATTGCTCGAGCAAGAGATTTATCAAATGGAGTCAGCCTATCACCAGAGACCATTAAAAGAATGGTGGCCTATTTCACAAGACATGAAGTTGACAAACAAGGCTCCACTTGGGAAGAATATGGAAAAGGCCGGCAGGCTTGGGATGGTTGGGGAGGTGATGCAGGTTTCACTTGGTCAAAGAAGATTTTAGCACAAATGGAGCGAGCTGATGAGAAAGAGAAAGCATTGTCAGAACCTTCCATGCAGGCCTCCAATCGTACTGACTTTAAGGCATTTAGAGAAAGAATCCGGCTGGGGGAAATTGCTTTATATCCAGGCCAGGACATTAAGGTGCTTTCTTTGGGTAAGGTCAACAGCAGACTCAACGGTGAGACCATTCAAGAAGTTTCCATTGATATCTTGCAGGAAATGGTAAGAGTTTTTAAGGATAGAAAAGAGACTGATCCGGTTATCATTGACTGGAATCATCAATCATCTCCCTTTATGAATAATGGTCCTACTGCGCCGGCTCAGTCTATGGCATACGGTGAGATTGCAGATGTGTATATCAAAGAAGATGCATTATTTGTAAAGCCGTTATATACTCAAGCTGGTCTTGATCTAGTGAAGGCCAGTGAAGGCGTTTTATATCCATCACCGGAATTCTTGGTTGGTGAAGTCTTTGCAAGAGAAGGGGATCCGAAGCCGATTGGGTTTGCTCAACTTCAAGCAGTGACTTTGACCGCTAGACCAGCACAATCTAAAAATAAAATCAGTCGTGTTTTACTCATGGAGAAATCAAACATGAATCCAGAAGAATTAAAAACTATGACAGTTGATCAGCTGGCCACTTTGGTGCTAGAAAAAGATCAGCTCGTCAAACAGCTAGAGGCTCAGTTGGAAGGCGTCAAGTCTGAAAATGATGAGCTCACTAAAGACGAATCAGAAGGCGAAGTCAAAATTTCTCTTGATGGTGAATATGCCAAAAAAGATGAAAAAAAGATGATGGCTGAAGAAGATAAAAAGATGATGGAAGATGAAAAGAAAATGTCTGAAGCCACCGCTTTATCTGAAAAGGCACAAGCTAAACTGATGAACGAGCTACATGCACAAGTGACTTCTTTGTCTGAGCAGGTCAAGACCTTACAAGCTGAAAAACATCAAGCTGAAAGAAAGCTTGTTGTTGACGGCTTGCTTAACACTGGCAAGATTGCACCTAGTGAAATTTCAGCCGTTGAATCAGCTTATGATATCAAAGACAAATTCCCAGCTATTTGGCAATCATTCAGTGAAAGAAAAGCAAATCAAGCTATCAACCTTTCTGAAAAGGGACATGCTAGCACCGCTCAAGAGATCAGCTTTATCGATCAAGTGAATGAAATCAAAAAGACAAAAGGCATCACATTTTCAGAAGCCTTAAATGTCATGAAAAACGAACAACCTGATGCTTACATCAAACATTTCAAAGGATAATAATCATGAGTTTAAATAATCATGCTACCTATAAAACCTTTATCGCATCCGCATCTATCACCGCTTTGACTTTGGTCAAACAAGATAACAATGCTAAAATCGTGCCTTGTACCTCATCCGATGATACACCTATTGGCGTTGCTCAAATTTCTGGTGCAAGTGGCGATGCTATCAATGTATGCGTCAGCGGTCTCTCTCGCGTTGTCGCTGGTGGTACTATCACATCAGGCACTCACTTTTTTGTTATGCCTGGTCTTGCTGGCAAAGTGTATGCTTATGACGGCACAGGCGAAGGCGTTCAAAAAATTGCAGGTCAATATATTCCAAATGTTGCAAATCCTGTAGCAAGCGCAAATGAAGAAATCGAAATCCTTGTTAAAGTATCTTTAGGAGTCTAATCAAATGGCAAATTCTAGCTATAGCAATATTCATCCAGTCAACGAAATCCTTCGCAACCTTGCCATTGAAGCAATTCCTAGCGATGGACAACTGATCGCCGATCAAGTCATTGAAAATGTTGATGTCAAGGCAATTGGCCCAACTGGCACTCTTTTGATTGAAGAAACACGCAACTTCATGGGATCTCCAGATGTTGACGCTCAACGTGCTCCAGGTGCAGACCGCCAAAGAATTGGCAACTTTGACCGCTCAAGCACAACCTTCTCAGCAAAGATCTATTCTCTTTCTGATGAAATTGCACTTGAAGATATCAAGTACTCACAATATCCAGGCAACGAAGAACAAAGATCTTTCCGTAAGGTACAAAGATCAATGTTGCTCAATCGTGAAACTCGTTTAGCTAATCTCTTGTTTGGTGCTGGTAA